ATTTTATAAATAATATTACTTCTTCAGGAGTTTAACAAATGAGTAAGACGTTATCTGAATCCGCTGCAGAAATCCTAAAAGCATCAATGAATGCAGGAAAAGAACCAGCACAATCACTACCAGCTGAGATGGATGATCTCGGCGGTCAAACACCAGAACAACTTCCAACAGCAATTGGTGCAAAAGCATCAGCTGACATGAAGGAAGCCCCAAAGCCAGGAGTTATGGGTGCACCTGCTGAGCCAATGAAGAAGGCTCCAGAGACAGCCAAGAAAGTAGGCGATGAGGAAGAAAACCTCAAGAAAAATCCAGTAGATGCTGGTTCAGTTAAGGCTGAAGAAACAGAAGTCGAAGGCGAAGTTGTTACTGAAGAAGATTCAATCGAAGAAGGCAAGACTGCCGTTCCAATGCCACTTCCAGTCAAGAAAAAGAAGTCAATGACTGAAGAAGAAGCCATTGAAGAAGCCAAGTCCGAAGACGAAGACGAAGAAGATGATGAAGAAGAGGATGAGGACGAAGCTGAAGACGATTCAGAAGAAATGAAGAAGAAGATGAAGAAAGAGATGGTTGAAAAGTATCGCGGCTCAATGAGAGAAGATGTTGATGCTCTATTCAACGGCGAATCTCTATCTGAAGACTTCCGCGTTAAAGCAACTCTAATCTTCGAAACAGCTGTTCAATCTCGCGTCGAGAAGATCGTTGAAGATGTTCTAGCAGAAAACGATCAAATTCTTGCCGAAGCCATTGAAGAAGTCAAGGCAGAGTTGGCAGAACAAGTTGATGACTACCTTAACTACGTTGTAGAAGAGTGGGTCAAGGAAAATCAAGTTGCAATCGAAACAGGTCTCCGCGCAGAACTTGCCGAAGATTTCATTTCTGGTCTCAAGTCTTTATTCGAAGAGCACTACATCGAGATCCCAGAAGAGAAGGTTGACGTTGCAGAAGAACTTGCTGTTGAAGTTGTTTCAATGCAAGAAGCAGTTGCTGCTAAAGAAGCAGAAGTTGCCGCTCTTACAGAAGAACTAAATGCAGTCAAGAAAGAAAAAGCAATTACTCTCGCTTGCGAAGGTTTAACCCAAGTTCAAGCAGAGAAAATCAAATCACTCGCAGAGAGTGTGGAGTTCACCACAGAAGGTGATTTTAATAATAAGCTCGCTATTATTCGCGAGAACTACTTCCCAAACAAAGTAAGTGTAAAAAGTGAGGTAAAGGCAATTCAAGAATCAGCTGTTGATGAGCCTGAAGTAGAACCAGTTCGTGATGCTATAATGAATCGTTATGTTCAAGCACTAACAAAAACGGCTCCAAAAGCCTAATTTATTTTAACTGAGGAAACACTAAATGTATATTAACGAAACATATGCAAAGAAGTGGGCACCAGTTCTTGATCACCCAGAACTCCCAGCAATTACAGACAACTACAAGCGTGCTGTTACTGCTCTCGTTCTCGAGAACCAAGAGCGTGCCCTTATTGAAGAAAACCGCTCAATGCAAAACCTATGGGAAGCATCCCCAGCTAACGCTATGGGATCAGGCTCACCAAACGGTCTTTCAGGTGCAGCAGGTGCTCCAATCGCAGGCTTCGATCCAATCCTAATCGGATTGGTCCGTCGTGCACTACCAAACCTAATGGCTTATGATGTTTGCGGCGTTCAGCCAATGACAGGTCCAACAGGTTTGATCTTCGCAATGCGTTCACAATACGCAAACGCAACTGCAATGACAGGCGAAGCTCTTTACAACGAAGCAAATACAGCATACGCTGGTGCTGGTACTCACACTGCAGTAAGTGCAGGTGATGCAAACACCAACTTCGGTTCTGTTGAATTCGGTACAGCAAACACTGGTACTGGTATGACAACAGCCGTTGCTGAAGACAAGACTCTAGCATACATGGGCTTCCAAATCGATCGCGTTGCTGTAACAGCAAAAACACGCGGTTTGCAAGCAGCTTACACGCTAGAATTGGCACAAGATCTCAAGGCAATTCACGGTCTAGACGCAGAAACAGAATTGACAAACATTTTGTCAACTGAAATTCTTGCAGAAATCAACCGCGAAGTTGTTCGTACGATCTATGCAACAGCTAACGTTGGTATCACAGGCGTTCTTTCAAATACCTTCAACCTATCAAGCAACACTGATACATCAGGTCGCTGGCAGGTAGAAAAGTATAAGAGCCTATTGTTCGCAATCGAACGCGCAAGCAACAAGATTGCTAAAGACACCCGTCGTGGTAAGGGTAACTTGCTCATCGTTTCAACCGATGTTGCATCAGCCCTAGCAATGACAGGTCTTCTAGACTACAACTCAGCTCTAAGCAACAACACCAACCTAGCAGTTGACGATACAGGCAACACATTCGCTGGTACACTATTCGGTCGTATCAAAGTTTATGTTGACCCATATTCTGTCGCAGGTCTAGATTATGTTTGCGTAGGTTATAAGGGTACAACTCCTTATGACGCTGGCTTGTTCTACTGCCCATACGTTCCTCTACAAATGGTACGTGCTATCGACCCAACGACTTACCAGCCAAAGGTTGGATTCAAGACTCGTTACGGTCTAGTAAGCAACCCATTCGCAGGTGGTTCAAACACAGGACTACTCGGTGCGCTAACAAACGATACAAACGTTTACTACCGCAAGTTCCGCGTCCTAAACATCAACCAATAATTGATGTAAAAGTTATTGCCGACTTGATAAAAACAATAAGGCAAACAACTAGAGGGGAGACGAAAGTCTCCCCTTTTTTTATAACCTAAATATGTGTAATAGAGAGGGAACTGCTCAATGTCAGTACTAACACGCAATCCTGGAAACACAGATCTATTACAAAGTACAAAGTTTAGAGTGACGTTTGATCGTCTTCCTGGACTCACATACTTTTGTCAATCAGCAAATCTTCCTGGAATCTCATTGTCAGAATTTCCAGTTGCTACGCCATTCGTAGATCTTTACTATCCTGGCGAAAAAGCAATCTATGACACGTTTAATTTGACGTTTCTTGTAGATGAAGATCTACGTGCCTGGACGGAATTACATGATTGGATTAGAGCAATCACATTCCCTACTGGCTTTGAAGAATATTTGGGATTAGCAAGAAATAGCAGAGCAGGAAATATTCGTACTGCGGCAGCAAATCTTCCTACGCCATACAGCACTGGAGTTCTTACGGTCTATACGAACAAGAACAATCCAAACTTTAGAGTCAAGATGATTGATATGTTTCCAACAAGTGTTGGGTCTTTGATCTTTAATGCAAGCGATACTGCTGAAAATATTGTCACAGCAGACGCAACGTTTAGATTCTCGTACTTTAATTATGAAAGAATCTAGTATATACTATAGATAACTTAAAGTAACCCATTCATCCTCGACATAGTCTATTGTATCTACTAGTCAAGGTTTTGTCAAACTATTGCATCTAGTTGCTATTACCTGTAGATTATAGTATGATTATGCATCTATCTTTATACATTATTGTTTATGACAATTCAAACACCACCTCTTGAAGAATTGATGGCGCAATGGGAAAAAGATTCAGAAGTAGATACTACTGAACCAGGAAAGGAAATTCTCCGCATCCCAATTCTACACAACAAGTATAACAAATATCTTTCCTTGCATAATCTTGCTGGAAGAAGAGCAGCACTTGAATTTGATCGCGTAAAGAAACTCAAGTGGATGTATTATACAGGCAAGATGGATCAAGAAGAATTAGATAAACTTGGTTGGGAACCGTTTAGGTTTACGCTCAAGTCAGATATACAAGTTTATCTCGATGGCGACGATGATTTAAACAAACTTAAACGCAAGAAATCTTATCATGAAGAGGCTGCAAGTTTTTGCACCAATGTGATGAAAGAGTTAAATAATAGAACCTGGCAATTAAAAGAATACATGGGCTGGGAAAAATTCATCCAAGGAGCAAGATAAATGGCTGAAGAACAAAAGTGCGATCATAAAGACTGCGAAGTTAATAGAGTTGGTCCGTTTACTCAGGCTAACAATCCAGAGCATCCAGAAGCAACTAGAAAAGCACCAGTCAAGTGCGAAAAATGCGGCGAGGAGTGGTACGAATACTTCTAATTTATGTGTGATGTGAAGATTGAGAAAGTAAATAATATCTATGCTCAGGTAAACGCTGATGATGGCATCTTGCAAGAGATGTCAGAATTTTTTACATTCTCAACTCCAGGATACCAATTTTCGCCAGCCTTCCGCAATAAATACTGGGACGGAAAGATTCGACTCTTAAATCTAAAGACCAAGCAGATCTATCTTGGTCTTATTCCGTACATCAAGAAATTCTGTAAAGACAACAATTACTCTATTGAGGTTATCGATGAAGACAAGGAAGTCTTTCCGATCGACACGAAAAATCTTGCAACTGCTTTATCACTTCCGATGGAGCCGCGAGATTATCAGTATCTCGCTTCTAGCGTCGGACTTACAAAGAAAAGAACTGTACTCATT